CGGGTATTTGTGTGTCAGAGGACGCTGAGTGTGGTAGTTACGAAGATATAATACGAATGACTCGGATTCATTTGTGCTTAAGGTCGCTGGTCTATATGCAGTAACTGACAACTTCTTAACGAATGTTGTCGGCGGACATTTGCATGTTGCAGTTTATTATATGTTTTTAATGATACGGCGCCCACCGAGATCTACACTCTTTCCCTACACGACGCTCTTCCGATCTTAACGTACTTAACCGTGCGTTCAACAGCGCTTATGCTGGCGGTGACGGTGTTGCATTGAACTCCAATGCTCACCCAATCGTTAACGGCACATTCAGCAACTTGCTGACTACCGCCGCTAACTTGAGCCAAACCTCTCTTGAGCAGATGCTTATTCAGATCCGTCAAGCTGTTGACAACAACGGCAAGAAGATCCGTTTGCAACCACTCAAGCTGGTAGTAGCTCCCGGCAATGTGTTCCAAGCTGAAGTGCTCTTGAAGAGCGTTCTGCGTACTGGTACAGCCAACAACGACATCAACCCAATTAAATCAATTGGTTTGTTGCCAGAAGGCGCATCAGTAATCAGCCGTTTGACATCAGCAACTAACTGGTGGGTTCAAACCGACGCACCAGAAGGTATGAAGCTGTTAATGCGTCGTGCATTAGAGAAGACTATGGAAGGCGACTTCGAGACTGACTCTATGCGCTATAAGGCAACCGAGCGTTACGCAGTGGGCTTTACTGACCCTCGTGCAATGTACGGTACACCCGGCGTTTAATGTTGTGCAGGGCTGGTCTAACCGCCAGCCCTTTTTAATAACTGTCTAAGCTTTTCAAGGAGAAAGACAATGCCTCAATTTAGTGATGATTTATTTTTGGGCTCAGCCCAAACTTACATGGGTGTCAACACCTTTTCCGCATTGGGTGATCCGTCCCCAATGGATCTTGGTGTAGGTCCTCTTGGTCGAATTTATGTATGGGATGTAGTTCCTGCCGCTAAGGTAACTAACAACATTGCTACCGCTAGCGCCTATACATCCTCTATTACCCTCACTGCAGGTACCAGCGCAACTTTGGTAACCCGTGCTGATGGTACTTCTGCAATTCAATTAGATTGCCCTCGTGCTGTAGCTGTAACCATCGGCGCAGGAACAATCACAAACCGTAACGTAACCATTAATGGCTACGATTACTACGGTCAAGCTATGAGCGAAGTAATCGCTACTGGCACAACCCAGTCTACAACTGTAAACGGTAAGAAAGCGTTCTTCCAGATCAGCTCTGCTTCTGTTTCAGGTGCTGTAGGTGCAACTATTGCACTAGGTACTACAGACATTCTCGGTATCCCAGTTCGTGTAACTGACGCTGATTATGTTGCTCGTGTTGGTTGGAATAACACTTTGGCAGCCGATGCTGGTACTTTTGTAGCCGCTGTAACAACAACCGCTACAACTACCTCTGGCGACGTTCGTGGTACTTATGTTCCTTCAAGCGCTGCAGATGGTGCAAAACGCCTAGTAATGGGTATTTTGATTCCAGCAATCGCATGCGGTCCAAACTCAACTCGTACTGGCGCACTTGGCGTAACCCAAGCTTAATAGGAGAACATGATGGCTACAAAATTTAAACGTGAGCCCAAAATGTTCACCACCGAGCCTTCAGTTGATGAAGTCGGCAAAGGCATGAAAAAGGGCGGTAATGTTAAGAAGATGCAATACGGTGGCGTAATGGTTCCTCCTGTTGCTCGTCCAGCAATGGCAGCTCCTGTCCGTGCTATGGGGCGTCGTGCTCCAGTAGCTATGGCTCCTGCTGGTGGTCGCATGCCTATCGTTCGTAAAAAGGGCGGTAGCATCGGTAACGAGAAAGCTGAATTGCGTCGTGTAAAAGCTGAAATTGCTGAAGATCGCAAAGAAGATCGCAACGAGCATGCTGAAATCAAGCGTGTGAAGGGCGAACTCAAGCGTCATGAAGCAATGAAGATGAGCAAAGCGCACAAGATGAAAGCTGGTGGCGCACCTAAAGCTGGTCCTGATGTTATGGGCGGTTTGGCTGGTGGCTTACAAGCTACTCGTCATGATCCTAAGCGTAACACTGGTGGTGTAAGAGCCCCCGGTTACAAAAAAGGCGGTTCACTAGGAGCTAAGATGGACGCATTTGAAACAAAAACTACCTTAAAGCCAAAGATTGATATTAACGACAAAGTGGTAAGCGCTAAGCAAACCAAGCGTTTTAATACCAAGACTGGCGGTGTATCTGACACCACTGCAGGCGGTAAGCCAGCAGGCTTTAAACGTGGCGGTAGTATCGCTGCGAAAGGCATGGCAGTTGCTAAGAAGTACATGACTAAAACCAACTCTGGCAATCCAATGCCAACTGTAAAAGGCGGAACTAAGGGCATTAAACAAGCTCCTGCTGGCTACAAAGATGGCGGTCATGTGGCTATGGCATGCAAGAGCGAAGGTGGGTTTACGCCGATGAAAAAGATGTGCAAAGGCGGAAGCTACTAAGATTGGTCGGGTGGGGGAAACTCCACCCTTCTTTAAGGAATAGATATGAAGGTACAAACAGTTTCTAAGACTGGCTCTGGATCTAGCTCTGCTTTAGTAATGAATACCAATTGCACCCCGTTTAACGTGGGTTTTGGCGTTGTTGTTACTGGAACAGTAGATTACACCGTACAGCATACGTTTGACGATCCAGCGGTTGGATTTACAACTTGGTTTCCACATCCTACGGTAGCTGCGGAAAACGCTAATGCTGATGGTAACTATGCGTTTCCTGTAACTGGAATTCGTTTAACAGTGAATTCTGGTGGCGGTACAGCTACCATGAATCTGGTACAAGCTGGTATAGCGTAATGCCTTACGTTGGCTACGGTGGCGTTGCCAATCAAGCAAACACAACTCCCGGTTGTGCGGATGGTGTTGTTGCCGACGCAAATAATGGATATGGCGATGATGTAGGCGGAAGCGGTGTTATTAACACTTATTCCTGCCTAGTTCCGCCTGTTCCACCAACAAATTACTTTATCTTGATGGAAAACTCAGGTTATGTTCTCCAACAAGACTCATCAAAAATTGAATTAGAGGTCTGATAATGGCTGACACAAAAATATCGGCAATGCCAGCGGCGGCTACGTTAGATAGCACTGAGCTTATTCCATTGGTTCAAGGCGGTACAAACGTACAAACTACTGCTTTAAACGTAGTTAATCAAACGATTCAAGCTTTCCCGTCTACAGCTCGTACATCTCTGGGATTGGGGACGATGGCACTTCAGAACTCCATTAACGTATCTATTAGCGGTGGCGCAATCACTGGCATTCAGGATTTAGCGGTTGCTGATGGCGGAACTGGTGCTAGCACCTATACGGCTGGATATTTAAAAGCAAGCGGAACAACTCCTTTTACTACTGTAGCCACAATTCCTTTTAGTGACATTACAGGTGGTCCAGTAGGAAATCTGTATTACGGATCTTTCTACGATACAACTACCCAAACATGCCCAGCTATTGACACTGCTACAGCCATGATTTTTGGCACTAATGTGATCAATAACAAGGGTATTACCATTACCAATAACGGTTCTGGAAACCCTACACGCATTACTTTTGCTAATGCTGGAACCTATAATATTCAGTTCTCTGCACAATTAGATAGCGTTACTGGATCATCCCAACAGATTCAAATTTGGTTTGCTAAAAACGGTGTAGCAGATAGCTACAGTAGCACTACCATTGCAGTACAAGGAACATCTGCAGAAACAGTTGCAGCGTGGAATTACTGGGCAACAGTAACAGCAGGTCAGTATTATGAGATTTTTTGGGCTGTATCAAATACTGGTGTAAAACTTGTTGCTCAAGCGCCTTCTGGTATTTATCCCGGCATTCCTTCTACAATTCTCACTGTTAATCAGGTTGCATAATGCCTCTCATTAAAAGCAAATCTCCAGAAGCATTTAAGAAGAATTTGAAGGCTGAGCTGGGTGCTGGCAAGCCTATGAAGCAGGCGCTTGCGATTGCTTATGATGTTAAGCGTCGGGCGCCCAAAAAGGATGGTGGAAAAGTTGGACTTTATGAAAACATTCATCGTAAGCAAGAACGTATTGCACATGGTTCTGGTGAGAGAATGCGTAAAGTTGGCTCTAAAGGTGCGCCTACTGCGGAAGCGTTTAGGCAAGCTGCTAAGACTGCCAAGATGAAAGATGGTGGTGTGTCCTTAGCTGTAGGTCGTGGTGAGAAATTATCTACCAAAGCTGGTGCTGGACTGACCGCTAAAGGTAGGGCAAAATACAATAGAGAAACAGGTAGTCATTTAAAGGCTCCTGCCCCAAGTCCTAAGACAAAAAAGGATGAAGGACGTAAGAAGTCCTTCTGTGCTCGGATGGCAGGTGTAGTTCATAAATCAAGTGGAGATGCGCCTAGAGCTAAGGCGTCGTTAAAGAGATGGAAATGCCCCGGCTGGTAACTTATGAGCACATCAGGAACAGTAGGTCAAACCGTAATTACTGTACAGAGTCTTATCGATCACGGCGCACGTCGTGCTGGTAAGCTTGCGGAAGAGCTGACGAACGAACAAGTTCAAGCAGCTAAGGATAGCCTTTACTATCTTTTATCAAATTTAGCCAATCGTGGCATTCAATACTGGTGTATTAACAAAGTTGTGTATGGATTAACTCCAGAGCACTACATTTATACCCTTCCAGTAGGCACGGTTGACGTTTTAAATGCTAATTTTAGAACTGTAACGCCTGTTACTCAGGGTGGATACAGTACAACTGGTAACGGATCGTATGCTTTTGACGGTCAATACACCAATATTTGCCAATGCACGAACAATACAAGCTCGATTGGCATCAATAATGGCTCTGGAAACCCTGTTTATATCTCTACGATAGGCATTTTGCCTGCGATTACTGCTAGTGTGAACATCCAAATCCAGTCATCTACTGATGGTGTGACATGGGTAACCGAATACGCACCGGGAACCGTAAGCTGGCAAGCAGGAACTTGGATCTATTACGACATTGATCCGTCTGCTAGCGTCCCATTTTGGCGTATTCAACAGGTTTCTGGCGCAAATATGGGCGTATATCAGGTTGTTTTCGGTACGGCGCCCTATGAGATCCCTTTATATCGCATGAACCGTGACGATTACGTCAATTTGCCTAATAAAAACTTCCCATCAAACCGTCCTTTGCAGTATTGGTTTGATAGAACGATTCCACAGCCAGAAATGCAACTCTGGCCCACGCCAAACACCTATGCTCCACAGATTGTGGCATGGTGCCATCGTCAAATTCAGGACGTTGGAGCACTTTCTGGTGAGATTGAGATCCCACAACGCTGGTATTTAGCTGTTCAAAACATGCTTGCCCATCAAATGGCGATGGAATTGCCTAATGTACCGACTGAGCGCATTGTTTATTGCGAAGCGCAGGCTGAAAAGTATTGGTTGCAAGCAGAACAGGAAGAAAGAGACAAGTCTCCTATCTATCTGGCTCCAAACATTTCTGTATATACAAGATGAGCATCTGGCTAGACACTCGTGGCAACTCCGTCTTGACTATTGCTATATGCGATAGATGCAAGATGAAGAGAGCGTATTCTGACATTGGTCAGGATCGCAATTTGCCCGGTCTGCGTGTATGTAATGAGGGATGTAACGATGAGCGTGATCCTTGGCGCTTACCTGCACGTCCTACAGAGAAGATTTCAGTTCGTTTTCCACGTCCAGACGCTGATATTGCAGAATATCAAGACGCAATTACTACCGATCCGTACACTGGCAATGATCCTAATCAGGCGCCTAACGTAAGTCCTCCTACGCCAGTGACTGAAGGTGAGTGGGGTATTGCACCAGAGACATCAGAAGACGATCTTAATGGCAACTTAGATAACTTGAGTCCTTAATATGGCAAACGTAAGAATTACCCAATTACCAGTAGCTCCTGCACCCATAAGTGGTTCAGAGCTGGTTCCTATTGTTCAGAATGGGCAAACTGTACAGACTACAGTTAGCGACATTATTAACAGCCCAGTACAGACTCAGACATTCCTAACTATCAACAATGAGCCAAGTCTTCCTAATAGCCGTTATATCGCTACAGGGCTTGGTTTAGGCAACACAGATACTGGCGCCCAAGGAAACTATCAAATTTACTTAGATGGTACTTCTGCAAGCCTTGAAAACGTAGGTGTTGGCATTATTGTTAAAACCAATTCAAACACTGTTGCTGCCAGATCCATAGTCAATGGTACAAGTGGTATTGCAGTTACGAATGCTGATGGACAAGCTGGTAACCCAACCATTAGCACTACAGGTCTTTTAACAGCATTAGCTGGCACAACTGGTACTGGTTTATTGGCAACTGCTGGTGGAACTGTATTAAGCCCTGTTTCAATACTTGGTGTTAGCAATCAAATTTCTGTTGCAAATGGAAGCTTCCAGCCAGTTATTGGAATTGCTGATAATCCAGTTATTCCCGGTTCTGCAGGGGCTACTTTACCTTCTGGAACTACAGGAGAAAGACCATTTAGCCCTGTTAACGGCGTTATTCGTTACAACACTAATACAAATTATTTTGAGGGATTTCAGGGTGGCGCATGGGCAAACCTTGGAACTGGAGATGGAACAGTAACGCTTGTTAGCGGAACTGCTGATCAAATTAGTGTTACCAATGGATCAACAACCCCAGTAATTTCAATTGCATCAGATCCTACGATTCCCGGTTTACAGGGTGCTGTATTGCCAAAAGGTAATACAGGTGATCGCAATCCTTCTCCTGTAACTGGCGAAATTCGCTACAACACTACAACCAACGCTTTCGAGGGTTACCTTCCGTCTGGTTGGGCTGACTTTGCTGTTACTGCAGCGGTTTCTAGTTTTAGCGGTGGAACAACTGGTTTAACTCCTAATACGCCAACAACTGGAGCAATTGTTCTTGCTGGAACATTAGGTGTTGCAAACGGTGGAACTGGCGCCACAACTCTTACAGGATATGTAAAAGGCAGTGGAACAAGCGCATTTACAGCTAGCGCAACCATTCCAACTAGCGACCTTTCAGGAACAATTTCTAATGCTCAGTTAGCTAATAGCTCAATTACCATTGGCTCTACATCTGTTTCGCTTGGCGGAACAATTACTACATTAACTGGTACATCCATCAGCGGATCTACCAATACATTAAGCAATATTGCTAATGCATCCCTAACAAATAGCGCCATTACGATTAATGGTAGCTCTGTAAGTTTGGGTGGCAGTATCACGGTAACTGCCACAGCCACAAATGCCTTAACCATAGGCACTGGCTTGACTGGAACGAGTTATAACGGCTCGGCTCCAGTCACCATCGCTATTGATTCAACAGTTGTTACGGAAACTGGCACTCAGACACTGACTAATAAGTCCATGTCTGGAGCTAGCAATACGTTTACTAACATACCTAATAGCGCTTTAACCAATAGTCAAATTACTCTTGGAACAACCAATATTGCCTTAGGTGGCACATCCTTGGCGCCCGTTGGATTGACTAGCGTTACTGTTACTCAAGACCCAGTGTCTAATTTCCAGTTGGCTACCAAGCAATATGTGGACACAATTGCAACTACAGGGATTGATTTTCATCAACCAGTTTATGTTGAGTCACCAAACACTGCTGGCAACTTAAATGCTATTTATAACCAACCCGGCGGTGCTGGAGTAGGCGTTGGCGCTACATTAACTAATGCAGGCACACAAGCAGCATTGACAATCGACGGTAAATTGATGACCGTTGGTAAACGTGTCTTGATTTACAACCAGACAAATGCTTTCGAGAACGGCGTATACACCGTAACAGTAGTTGGTGACGGGTCTACCAACTGGGTGTTAACTCGTGCAACTGACGCTGATACATATGGTGTTAATAATCCAAATGCTTTAGATCAGGGGTCGGCTTTCTTTGTACAGTCTGGTGATACAGGCGCTGGTGAGACATATGTATGCAATACAACAGGTGTTATCACATTTGGTACAACAGCAATTACATTTGCTCAAGTAAGCTCTGCTCAAATTTATTCTGCAGGCACAGGTTTAACCCTTACTGGCACACAATTTAGCATTAGCAATACCGCTGTAACTGCTGGAGCATATGGTTCAGCAACTCAGGTTGGTACATTTACAGTCAATGCTCAAGGTCAATTAACCTTAGCTGGAAACACTACAGTAACCCCTGCAGTTGGTTCGATTACAGGCTTAGGCACTGGTGTAGCAACTGCTTTAGCGGTCAATACAGGCTCTTCTGGTGCGTTTGTAGTCAATGGTGGCGCCCTTGGTACACCATCATCTGGTACGTTAACTAATGCTACGGGTTTACCCTTAACAACAGGCGTGACAGGCACTTTGCCAATTGCAAATGGCGGTACAGGTCAGACTACTGCATCAGCAGCATTTAATGCCTTATCACCAATTACTGCTATTGGCGATTTGATTATTGGCGATGGCACTAATAGCGCAACTCGTTTGCCAATTGGTACTAACGGCTACATTCTTACCTCTAACGGTTCAACTGCTACTTGGACGGCTGCTCCTGCCACTGGTGTTACCTCAATTAACTTTGGCACAACAGGATTAACACCAGCTACAGCGACTACTGGAGCTGTAACAGTTGCAGGTACTTTGGTGGTTGGAAATGGTGGTACAGGCGTTGCAACCCTCACAGGTCTGGCTTACGGTAATGGCACATCAGCATTCACTGCAGCTACTGGCGCAGAGGTTGTTGCTGTAATTGGATCTACAGCCGTAACCAATGCCACCAATGCTGCTAACGTCGCACTGTCAGCAGGATCAGGTGCAACAAATTACATTGTGTACGCTGCAACAGCCACAGGAAATGTTCCAGAATACA